CTTTTTATATATGATACCATACTTGAGGCAATGCAAGAGATAGAGGTAGAACTTGCTAGAGATGAGGAATATGAAAAGGCAGCTGCTGTTCGTGATGAAATTAAAAAGATACGTAAAGAACGTATTAAATTAGGCGATCAGTGAACATTACATTATTTACACCATACGATAAGCAAAAGGATATAATTGATAGATTTGCTGATTCGGAACACAAGTTTGGAATAGCTGCTTGTGCTAGACAGGTAGGTAAGTCTTTATTAGGTCAAAACTTAATGCTATATTGGTTACTTAAAGACGCAGGCTCTAAAGGAGCTATAATAAGTCCCATTTATGCACAGAGTAGAAAAATATTTAAGGAATTAAGTGAGGCAGGAAAAGCGATTATTGATGAAAAAAACAGAGCAGAGTTAACAATAAAGTTTATAAATGGTTCAACATTAATATTTTTAGGTGCAGAACGACATGATTCAATTAGGGGTTTTAGTTTCAATTACTTATTTATTGATGAGGCGGCTTATATTAAGGAGGAAGCCATAAATAGTGCTATTTTACCTACATTAACATCTATTGGTAAAAAAGCATTTATAGCATCAACCCCTAAATCAAAAAATTGGTTTTATAATTACTACATAAATGGTCTTGATGAAACAAAAGATGATTATATTTCTTTTCAATGGACTAGTTTCGAATCTCCTTATGTAGACGATGCTTTTTTAAGGGAACAAGAACGTTCATTACCAGACGCAATTTTTAGACAAGAATATTTTGCACATTTCTCGGATGCAGGACAAGATGTTTTTAAAGGTTTAGATGATATTTGTATTTTAAATGAATTCCAAAGTGCTAATAAAGCAGAAAGATGTTTTGTTGGTGTTGATGTTGGTTTATCTGCTGATTATACTGTTTTAACAGTTATGTCTGAAAGTGGTAGGATTCTTACAATGGATCGTTTTAACGGAGTAACTGTTACAGAAGCGGCAGAAAGAATTATACGAACACTTAATAAGTTTAATATTGTTGGAGGGTATGTGGAGATTAATAATATTGGAAAAGCAATTTATGAACATATAAAACCTAAATTCAGAAAAATACAACCATTTACAACTAGTCAAGATTCTAAACTTACAATTGTAAGACAATTATTAGAAGATATTGAAACTAAGTCAGTTGAATTTCCTAGTGAAAAATTATTCCCTTGGTTATATCGCGAACTAGGGTTTTATTCATATAAGTTAAGTTCAAATGGAAAGATGTCATTTGGCCACCCTAGTGGACAGAATGATGATACTTGTGATTCTGTAATGTTTGCTAATCATGCAAGACATTCAATTCAAACAAAAGCAATATACATTGGAGCTAAACAAGATGTAAATGTAGGATTTGGCCTCCCACGCTAATTTTCGTATATTATCGTTATGAAAACATGTAAAAATTGTAATGAAGAAAAGGCACTAACAGAGTTTTATCAAAACAAATATGGAATATACCAAGCCAGATGTAAACCTTGTTTTAAGCAACATTGTTTAGAGAATCAACGTAAACGTTATCATACTAAAGAATATAAAGAATATGTTAAAAAAGCAAATGCTAGAACTAAAGATGATAAAAAAAAATGGGTTGCAAATAGTAAACATGGAGTTTATTTAGTTAAATATCGTTGGTTAAATTTTTATGTTGGTGAAGGTAATTTAAGATCTAGAAAAGTAAATCATTTTAGTAAAGTTGGTTCTCGAGGTGGTAATACAGAAAGATATATGGCTTCTAGAGTAGCTGATTTTGTTTATAAACGCAATTTACCACATAAATACTTGTCATTTCAAGTGTTAGAATATGAAGACAACAAAACACGTATGTTAGAACTAGAAGACAAGTATAGACGTGAACTTAAACCTTACATGAACCCATTATAACAAAAAACAAGTTTTAAAATAAACTATTTATTATAGATGAATAAAAAGGTAGAAATAACAATAAAAGACTTTTTAACTGTAGAACAGTATAAAAATTTAAACAATGTAGAACACCTAAGTGATTTTGCTAAGTTTATTAAAGTCATTTCCTTATTATCAGGAATAGAAGAAGATGAAGTAAGAACATGGGCACCTACTAGTATTACACAAGTTTACAATGATGTAATTGAGGCAATTAATGTAAAAACTGAATTTTATCCTATTATAGAACATGAAGGTATTCAATATGGTTATTCAAACATTCATCAAATGACTCTTGGGGAATATGTTGATTTAGAAAGATTAAGTAAAGACCCACATGATAATTTAGAGCAAATAGCTGCTTTATTATACAGACCAATTAAAGAACATAAGTTTAAAACATTGAAATTCAGATTTAAACACAATGTTAGATTGGCTACTAAAAATGTAGATAATATTTTTAAGTATTATACATTAGAAAAATATGATAGTAGTGATAGAGAGGTTAGAGCAGAAATATTTAAAGATTTTCCTGTATCTATGATTCTTGGGGCATTAGGTTTTTTTTTGTCTCTCGCAAACCTGTCTTTAGTAACTACGATTCCCTCTTCCAAGAACAAGAAACAGTACAAGAGGAGATTGACGAAGATGAAAGCGATAGAGGAGCAACTAAAAGTTATGGTGAACACTGGGGGTGGTTTGGCACAATTTATTCATTATCCAAATCAGGCATTCTCAATATCACAGGAGAAAAGAGTATTACTGACTTAAATTTTATTTTTGTTTTAAATTACTTAGCAATAGATAAAGATTTTAGTGATGAAATGGCAAAAGAAAGAAAAAAAATAGAACAACAAAGTAGAATTAAATTAAGATAAATTATGATATTATACATTATTTCAGGAGTTATTATTTTAGGGATTGCAATTTATGTAATTGCTTTATACAAAGGCAAAATTAAGGATGAAGATAAAGACTTCATTCCTGATGCTGTAGAAGACAAAGTACAAGACATCAAAGATGATATTAAACACAGAGTAGATCGTGTTAAAGAAGAAATAGCAGATGTTAAAGATGCAGCTAAAAATTTAGTAGATCAAATTGATGATGTACCTAAAGCAGCAGGTAAAAGAAGAGGACGTAAAGCTAAAAAATAATGCCTTGTATTGGTTGTCAACGTAAAAACAAAAATATGGAAAATAAAATTAAAGAATTAGCTAAATCTGGATTTGATGCGAATAGAATTGCAGCAATGCTTATGATACACAAACATAGGGTAGATGAAGTGTTAAGCAATAAAACAACGGTATCTACACAAGAAATTGTAGAAGAACCTATCGTTGAAAAACCAAAACGTAAAAAGAAAAAATCAATAGAAGATGAGACCATATAGTGCTGTAATAGGTTTATTTGAAGAAGCAGCTAATGAACATGTAGGTGTAAATTCATTTGGCCATGGTAGTTTGGATAACTTAAATTTTAGCGCCGCTAATATTGAGTATCCTTATTGCTATGTCAGACCATTAACATCACCTGGTTTAACAGCTAATACTAGAACATTAACATTTGAATTATATACTCTAGATCAACCAAGTGTTGATTCAGATATTCCAACAAATTTAATGACTGCTCAGGAACAAACCTTATATGATTTAATTGCTTGGTTTAACCGAGGCGATTTACAACAAGAGGTAGGACTAAACCTAAATTCTATAACACCTACAATTGAGGCGTTTAATGATAGAGTTTATGGTTGGGTAGGAAACATTGATTTCTTTGAAACAGGAATCTATAATTATTGTAATTTCCCTTCATAATGAATAATAGCTGTACAGAAATAGTAGTAAACCCAAATCCATTTAAATAATGGCTCAATCTGAATTAGAACTTACTTTAGAGACCTACATTACTAAGGTAGCAGAAGCAATGGTCAACGAATTAATGGAAAACAGATCATTTGTAACTGGTAAGTTAGCTAATTCAGTTAGAAACAATAATAAAGTAGTAGATGAGAAAGATGGACCTATAGGTAAAGTCTCAATGCTATGGTATGGTGAAGTTGTAGATGAAGGTATAGGTAGAGGTAGAGGTGGAACACCTCCTGTAAGTGCAATTACAGCATGGATTAGAAATAAAAATATACCAAAACCAGCTAAATTGACAGTAGATCAATTTGCATGGGCTATAGCTAAAAAAATAGCAAAACAAGGAACTAGACCTTTAAAGGCAAGACCATTTATAGAAAATTCCTTTGAATTAGTTGCAACGCAATGGGGAAACAAAGCAATAGAGCAAGCCGGAGCAACAGATATAGAAAAACAATTAACAATAGCATTTGAAAAAAGTACCAAGTAATGGCAATGACAATTTCACAACAACCGACTTCACCTAATGGTACATTAAGTAATTTAGTGTATGCAGTCTCTTCTACTAATAGTGGATCAGCAAATCACAGATATATTGCTGATGTTTACTATTCAGGTGGTTCAACTTATTTAACAAGATTAAAAGCATTTCAAAATACAAATGGTGATGCAATATTTGATTTAGCATCTGTAATAAATGATTATTTAGTTCCTGAAGATGATAGAATTTGGGATAATAGTCATACTAATTATTCTTCAAATCCAAATGGACAAAAAGATTTTGTAATTAAATTTGGTGAAGAATATGGTGATCCTGTAAATGTATATGCTGGTGAAGTAGATTCTGATACATTAGCTGCATTTCCAGCTGTAGTAGATCCAGATGCTGGTTCCTATAATTTCCCGTCAGGCTCATATACAAATACTGCGGGCAACGTAAGGCTATCAAATTACCCTTATTCAACGTCAGATAACGATAGATACACAAAATATATTGCTGCTAGCGATTATGAAACAATTAGTTTCTTAAATCATGGCACAAATAAAATAAATTCTATTAGAAAAGTAGGTTCTGGAGGTACTACAACATTAGAATCTGGAACATTAACAGATACAATTGTAACAGTAGGAGTAGGACCTGCTAACTTTACTTCAAATGCTCCTTCAGTAGGTTCAAGTAATGGAATATATTATATAGATGTTGATTTTACTGCTGGAGCAGATAACCTAAGATATTATTTTCAAGTAGTTGAAGAATGCAACTATGATCGCGCACGTTTTGCATTTACCAATAAATTTGGTATGTGGGATTATTTCGGCGTTAATCTACCGGTATCTAGAACAACTAACGTAAATAGAAAATCATTCAAACAAGCATTTGTAGATTATTCAGGTACAACTTCGCCTTATAATATTTCAAATAGAGGTCATAAACAATATATAAATAAACCAATGGATAGTTTCAGTGTTACAACTGAATACATACAACAACCTGAAGCAGATTGGTTAAGTGAAATTTTTGAATCAAATAACGTGCTAATTCAAAATTCTCTTGGTACCTTCGAACCCATTGTTATTACAAATGCTTCTTATACCTGGAAGACAAATAACAGAGGCCAAAAAACATTCCAATACACAATTAATTACAATAAGGCTAATAACAGAAGGTCTATATTCTAAAATATGTCAACATATAATTGTTTTACTTTTGAAGATGAAGATTGTAGTGATGGCATTGGTATAGGCTATTGTTATGTATTTCCTTTCCAAGAATATTCCGCAGAATATGTTCAAGTAGCTTTTACTGCAAGTGCTACTTTAGGTGAAGATTGGTTAAGAATATATTACCAAACACCAGGAAGAGAACTAAGGCAATATCCAGATATTTACGCTAATTCACCATTTCCTTTAGGTGCTGATGAAAATCCTTTAATTGTAAGGACAGATAACTTTGAAATTAGAAGGATATATGCTGATGCTTGTGAAAGCCCAGCAAACCCATTAGATGGAACAGAAGGTTTAATTACTGTAGTTCAAGCAAATGATAGACCACAAGGTTCAACAAAATTATTATTAAGAGTAGTTGATTATCCTAATGCTGCAGAATTTACATATGGAGATGCAGGTGTAAGTGGATTTGCAGTTAGTTCTTCAGGATTAGTAACCCCACCTACTGCTAATGAAGGTACAATTAGAAGGTTAGATTATTCAATAGGATATACTGCAAGTATAAATTCATATCCTACTTCTTCTACAACAAATGTATCTCGTAGTGTTGATGTAACTATTAAAGTACCTAATAATCCAGAATATACTAATGCTAGAAGATTAGTTTCAGGTTCAGAATTTACTATACAATCAGCAGCACCAACTCTAAATACAGGTTCTTGGGCTACAAGTGTTAATTCAAATAATGGTCATATTTTTGGTCAAATATTAACTGGTACTACAACCGCTGCTTTATTAACAGGATTTGGTAAGTCAGGTACTACAGAAACAAATACAGTTGAATCATTTAATGGTGTATCTTGGACAAATGAAGCTGCTTATTCTTTCTATACAAATAATTATTCTGATTATGCTGCTGTAGGAACTCAAACAGATACTACTTTATATGGTGGATTAGATACTACAAATCCATTTTCAGGTGGTGGAACAGTACTAAGTTCAGCTCATAACTTTAATGGAACTAGTTGGTCTACATTATCTGCAACAATGAATAAAGCAAAGGCTCAATATAATGCTGCTGGTACTACCTCGGATACATTATTAGTAGCGGGTGGTGATTTAACTGGAAAACTTAATGATGTACAAGAGTATAATGGAACTACTTTTAGTACTACTACTAATTATCCTGATCCAACTATATATAATACCGCTTTTGGTAATTCATCTACTACAACAGTAAGTGCAGGTGGGGATCCAACTGGAGGTAGTGAAACTAAGGCAAATTATACTTTTGATGGTATAACTTGGAGTGCAAATAATGATATGGTTAAAGGTAGATCAAATGCAGCAGGATTTGGTAATTCAACTGATGGTATTGTAGCAGGTGGAGAAGGAGAGGGAACAAATAAAGAAGCCCAAAACTTTAATGGATTTACTTGGGGAACAGTTCAATCAGTTCCATTTTCACCTACTCAACCTTATCAAGATCCAGGAGGAGCAGGTACAACTTCAGCAGGATTCTATTCTATATCAGATGGATCTCCATTCCCACAGTATAATAGACATTACATTTTTAGTTAAAAAATATATTATGGCAAAAGAACTTATTTTACGTTTAGTTTATAATCAGGCAACATCAACGGCTACACCTACACCAACTCCAACTCCTACAGCAACACCAGGAGCAACTCCTACACCTACACCAACACCTACTCCTACACCTACAGTAGCTGCGGGTTGTTATGGAGATACTTTAGGATATAGTTTTGACACTATTTGTACAGAAGATACTTCAAATGTATATTACATGGATGATCCTGATTTTTGTGTTGCAACATTACTTTATGAAGATAGTTTTTGTACAACATTAGCAACTATAGGTTATTATAAAACTACAGATGATCCGGGTAGTGCAAGATATTGGAATGGATTTAATTTTGTAGACAGTTGTCAAACTTGTCCTTAACAAAAAATAATTTTTAAAACCAACTATTTATTGGTATGGCTACAATTACTGATTTACAAATTGATTCTTCAATACCGTTAAGACTCGATATATCTGCGGTTCAAAATACTGAGATCGGCAAATTATATGGAATAGGCTCTCAAACGTTTATTCTACCGGGAACTAAAACAAATAATCAATTTTTTAAACATGCTTATAAGATAGGGGCTGATGGAGTTCCTGCAATGTATAATGATGTTGAAGCTCATTTACTTTTAGATGGAGAAGAAATATTAACAGGTAGATTTCATTTGTTAGAAATTTTAACGGATGAAAATGATGCTGTATCTTATAAAGTACAAATTGAAGATGCTTCTATAAACTTTGTAACAGCATTAGATGATAAATTAATTTCAGATGCTGATTTTTCAGCCTATGATCACACTTATACTGTACCTGCTTTAACTGGATCATGGTTAGATAATCAAGATTCAAATGTATTTTTATCAGGTGCTGTATTTTATCCTTTATGTGATTATGGAACAGATCAAAGAGTAGCATATCCTGATCAACCTAGAGTACAATTAAATGGAATTAGTGCTAATGATATAAATTTAAAAGGTACATTTGATAGTGCCTATTCAGGTTTACAACCATCGCAGTTTTTACCTGCTATTAGAGTTAGAGAATTATTTGATGTAATATTTGATCAAGCAGGATTTAGTTATACCTCATCTTTAATTAATGGTTCTGATTTTGATGATTTGTATGTGTTACCTAAAGCACAAGATGCAAATGGACCTGTACCTTCAGGAGCAACGGATGTTAATACAATGGATGCTTATGTAAGCTCCTCTAGTGCAACTATATCAGGTAGTACAACATCAACAGGTATTGTTCCTTGGAATGGTGAAAGATCAGATCCAGGAAATAATTATGATACAGGAACTTATATCTATACTACTCCTACTTTTGGAAGTTATAATATAAGTGTAGCTTGTTTCTTTTCAGGACCTAATACACTTACAAGAAATGCTACTTTAAAACTTTCATTAACAAATGGTATAAAAACATATGCTGAATCTGAAGTTGAGTATTTTGCTGCAGATGCATTAAATCCTATTTTAAAAACACAAACACTTAGTTTTAATGGGTTTATTCAAGGAGGACAACCATTAAGAATAGAATATGAAATAACAGCAGGTCTTGGTTCAGGAAATTATTCACTTACATTTGTAGGTGGTTTATTAGGTGCTTATCAAAATTCATTTGAAATAAACACAGCACCTTTTACGTTACATGGTTCTACTATAAACATGGCAGATCAATTTGATCCAAAAACAAAGTCAATTGATTTAGTAAGAGGTATTTTATCACAATTTAATGCTGTAATGGTTCCTTTACCTGGTAATCCTAGAGTATTAGAAATAGAAAATTTTACAACATGGATTAACAGTGGGAGAGATGTTGATTGGACAGATAAAGTTGATAATGCTCAAAGAATAGCAGTTAAAAATCCTGTAGTTGAACAACCAAGAGAAATTAGAATTCAAAATGTTGAAGATGAAGATAGATTTTCAAAATTAGCAATTGATGATGAACCTAATTTTCAATATGGAACAATTAGAATATTAAATACATCTAATTTAACATCAGGTGAACAAGTAATTGAAACAGATTCTATAGCACCTGTAGTTTTAGGTTCACTTACACAGAGTGGTTCTGTAGATTCAGATGGTAATCCAACTTATAACTTAGATGGAGGTCAATTTGTAATACCTCATTTATATAAATTTGATAATAATGCTCAAACTGCTTATAAATTTAAACCTAGATTAGGTTATAAAATTCCAAATTTAGAACCTCTTGGAGCAGCCAATGGAGTATTTTATTTACAATCAGGTGCATTAACAACTAATGCTGTTGGAGTTAGATATTATGCTACACTATCTAATCTAAATACTTTACCAGCAGTATCAACTACAAAAGATTTACATTTTGATAATGGTTATCCTGATTTAGCACCATTATCTTTAGGAATAAACAATGGTGTAACTGCTTATACTGATTATTATTCTGATTATGTTGAAAGTTTATATTGGGATGAAGGTAGAAAAATTGTAGCAAGCATTTATTTTACTCCTGAAGAATATAGAGATATTAGATTAAATGATAATATTCAAGTTGGAAATCAAAAGTATAGAATCAATAAAATATCAGGATACAATTTACAAGACCCAGATGTTGTAGAAGTAGAATTAATAAAATTATTTACAGGTTATAGTCCTGCAGGTGGTTCAGGTGAATTAACTAATGGATGGGCATTTACAGCAGGTACAGTTAATTTTGTAGGAGTTGATTTTAATGGTTTACATATTGCTTCAGAATTAGCCGGTTCAAACATTTATCATGGTTCTGCTGCTTCACCAACTTTAACTACAAGAGAAGTTATAGCAACAACTTCATCATTACTTGGACCTATAAACAGTGGTTCTGCAATTGATGGTATTGGTACTGCTGCTAATTATGCTTTAACACAATTTGATCATGATACTTCTGCTACAACAGGTAGTGGAGTTGCAATGTCAATTACAGAAACAATAGCAGATCCATCTACAACTAATCCAGGAACATTAAGTTTATCAGGAACAATAAATGATGATGTAGGTAATTCAGGTACTTGGTCTGCTAATTTGATTGCAGGTTCATTTAATTCACCTTATAATCCTGAATCAACAGCATCAAACGTTACCTTAAATGGTATAACATTAACAAACGGAAGAACATATTACGTACACTTAGGAACATGAAAGCATTTGCAGATTTAACACCAGAACAACAAGTAGAGGCAGTACAACAAGGAACAGCTTTAGGTATGACTCTTGAACAAATAATGAATTCTTAAAATAACTATTTATCGGTATGGCAACTACCATTGAATACAATATTAAAGTTAACGATTCGGGAGCAACTCGAACTGTAAACGCAATAGAAGAAGAACTAGAGCAGGTTAACAGTGAATTAAAAGCATTAGATGTAAATTCTGATGCATTTAATAAGGCTGCTAAAAAATCACAGGCATTAACTAGAGAACTAGAACAAACCGAATTAGCAATTGCCGGAGTTACTGATGAAGATAAAATCAGAGGATTCCAAGGTGCAATTGATGTTGTAGGAGGTAGTGTTGCTGGTTTAACAGGTGCAATAGGATTATTAGGATTAGAAAGTGAAGAATTTGAAAAATTCACTGCTTATGCTGCTAACGCAATTGCATTTTCAGAAGGTATTAGAACGGCTGCTCAAGGTTTAGTTGACCTAAGAGAAGTAATGAAAAAGGCAACAGCAGCAAGTAATGCCTTTAATTTATCTTTACTTAAAAACCCACTAGTATTAGTAGGTGCTGCATTAGCTGCTTTAGTAGCAGGATTGGTTGAATATGCTCACAGATTAACTCCAGCAGTATCTAGAACAGAAACATTTACTAATTTTTTATTATCAATGGGTAATGCAGCTCGATTTGCTGCTTTACAAGCACAATCATTAGCAGATGCACAAGCAGAAATTTCAAGTGAAGAAGAAAATTTAAGATTAGAACGTTCAATTGCTGTATTAACAGCATTAGGACAAGAAACAGTTGACTTACAAATTCAATTAGCTGAAAAGCAATTAGAAGAATTAGAAAAAGGAAGTGAAGAATATGATGATAAGTTAACTGAAATTCTAGTTTTAAGAGCACAAAAGACTAAAAAATTAGAAGAAGATAGAGCAACGGCTGAACAAGATGCTTATCAAGCTGAATTAGCACGTTTACAAGGTGAATGGGAATTAGAACAAGAAGCAGAAGGATTTAGACAAGAATATTATGAATTATTCGGTAAAGAATCTGCTATGTCATTTACAGAAGCATTCAATAAAACAGTAGAAGAAAATGTATTCGATCCAGATAGTGTTTTAGTATTAGATGAATTTGATCCTGAAGATGATGATACATTCCAAGCATTAGTAAAACAAGGTCAACAATTAAGAGAAAATAATGTTGAAGCTAGAAAACAACAATTAGAAGTAGTTGATCAAGAAAGAGAAAATTGGCAAGCAAGATTTAATATTGTAAGTCAAGGTTTAGATGCAATACAACAATTACAAGATTCTAGTTTTGATTTAACAATGGATCGTTTATCTCGTGAAAGAGATGAAATATTAAATAATTCATCCTTAACACAAGAAGAAAGAGAAAAAGCAATAGCAGAAATAGAGGCTAAAGAAAGAGAGGCACAAATAAAGAAAATCAAAAGAGATAGAGATGCCTTTACAATTAAACAAACTTTAGTAGCAGCAGAATTAGTATTAGAAGCAACTTCAACAGCTCAAAAACAAATACTAATGGCTCAATTAACTGCAGCAGAAGCAGTAAATGCAGGTAAATCATTAGCAATAGAAGGTGCTGTACAAACCGGTAAAGCTTCAATGTCAATTGGTACATTCATGGCAGCATTAGGACCATTAGGAATAGCAGCATTTGGAGTAGCAATTGTAGGTGTAATCGCATCTATTATAGCAGCTAGAAGAGCAGCAAAACAACAAATTGGTGAATTAGGTGTTAGTTCAGATGTAGGTAATTTAGGATCTGTTGTTGCAACAGGAGGATCATCAGCACCCCCACCACCACCACAAGATTTAGTACCAACAGGTATATCTGCAGAAGATGTATTTAATCAACAAGCACCTGTTAGAGCTTATGTATTAACAGGGGATGTAAATTCAGCTGAAGAAGCACAAGCAAAATTAGAACAACGTAGAACACTAGGATAATGAAAGTAATTAAATTAGACGTAAACGAAGATCACGATTTAGAAGGTATAGACGCCGTAGCGCTTGTAGAAAATCCTGCTATTGAAATCGATTTTCAAGCATTTTCAGAACATAAATTCCAATCATATAACGACTATCCTAAAGCAGCCATAGAGGCGGCTAAACAAGGGATAAAACGCAATGAAGCATTGGGAAATAAATGCGGTACACAAGTTGGTAAAGTAAGAGCACAACAATTAGCTCAAGGAAAACCAATTAGCTTGGATACAATCAAACGTATGCGTTCATTTTTATTGCGTCAAAGAGATAATTACGATTTAGCTATTAGTAGAAAAGACTATGATGCATGTGGTTATATCAGTTATCTATTATGGGGTGGACCTGATGCATTACCATGGGCTGAAAAGAAATTAAGACAAGAAGGCTTATTAGAAGCATCAAATGAAGAAATTATTAGAGAAGAAATGGCTGAGATTGGCCCTAGAGGTGGAATTAAGCCGTCTAAAAAAGCACCTAAGTCAAAAACCCCTGGTGAAGGTAAGAGTGGCTCAAAAGTTAATAAACCAGGAGCTGCTGGAACAACAAGAGGAGTAAAAGTACCTGCTAAAATAGAAAAATCATTACAAAAGAAAGCAGATGATTTTAATGAAAAATATAAAGATAAATTAGGATATGGTACATCAGTTGCACAATTACGTACCGTTTATCAGCGAGGAATAGGCGCATATCAAACGTCACATTCACCTAATGTACGAAGTGCCGAACAATGGGCTCAAGCGCGTGTAAACGCTTATTTGTATTTAGTAAAAAATGGTAGACCACAAAATAAAAAATATACTACTGATTACGATTTATTACCTAGTAAACATCCCAAATCAGATAAAATGTCTAAATTTGCTGATGTAACAGCAATTGAAGGAATACCTGTATTTGATAATCCTGAAGAAGCATTAGCATTAGCTAAAAAAATAGGATGTGAAGGTTCTCATGAACAT